AAAAATGTAACACATACATTTGTGATCTTGGATTTGCGCCTTTTCTATCTGATATTTTGTAGATATGCATAGGGTGGCCTGTTTCTGCGCTGAAATCATAAACTCGACTTGTGCCAGGCGTACCAAATACAAGTTCTAACTGTTCAAAGCCTGTTAATGGTAAATGATTAGGTATATTTTGTGCGTCAAAGATAACAATACTACCTACTAACCCTTTTGCAAATATACTTTCGTAAATGTTTAGTTCTAATACTTGTGATTTAATATCAACACGTTTAGGTTTTTCGTCTATACCTTGTTGATATGATACAAGGGTTACATCTGTAAGTTTAAACTCACCCGCTCTACGAAGTGTTTTTGAATTGATTGCATTATACATTTTATTTACTTATTAGTCGTTCAAATTCTTGTAAGAATATTGGTAAAAAACTAGGGTTCATTAATTTAATTCTTCGTTTCTTTTCTTGTTCTCTTTCTTCATAATCATAATTAGAAACTGATTGTGCGCCTGTGTCTGTACTGTTACACTCAATTAAATGTGAATAATCAATTGATGACGTAGGACCACTTGATTGTACTTTTTCATAGTGATGTACACCTAATGGATTTGCGTATTTGTCTGTAACATATCTTTCAAAGTCTGAGTATGACAATGGCCAATCGTGTGTAGGATCAGTTATATTATTTGTTAGTAAGATAACCCAATGTAATTGTGCGTCACCAAAGTGTTTTAAAGCTGTAATCTCAGGTTTTTCACCATCTGGCACAACATACTCTGAATATAAACTTGTTTCATTTAATACTTTTGATCTTACTTTAACTCTACGAAATAAATCTGTTACAAGTTTGTAATTCTTTGTACCATTTATATCATAATTACCTTGTGGAAACATAGAAAAAAATGACATATTAGAAGCCCTCCGCTACTGTTTCTTTTGTCATAATTTCTGTTTCAGTAAATGATAATTCCATGTCAATAATAGTTGGTGGTGCGCCTCTATCATCTGCCTTAAATGTAGATACCACACCTTCAGGTGCGTAGTCAATATTACATGACTCTAACACACAACGACTAACTCTTGGAATATATGAGTTTCTATCTTCTCTATACATGTATGTTATTTGAAATTCTGATGGTACATTAAAATAACCTGAATACATTAAACCTTGTTTATGTTCTGGTAACATATGAAATTTAAATAATTGTATAATCTTATGTACATTATCTTTTTCTTTTTGATCTTTAGGTGCAAATCTAAATGGAAATGTAAACTTTCTAAATGGTACTGATTTAAATACGACCTCTAAATTAGGATTTACTGCTTGACCTAATGACTTATCATATACATCTCTTGCATTTTCAAAACCAGGTATCAAACTAGCGGCACCAAAAGCACCAGCCTTCGCAAGTTCAGTAAATGTGGATGCAAGACCCTCACTTGCTGACTTTAATGCACCTAGTAAATCATCTGCATTTGCGATCTCACCTATCTTTTGACCTAATAGACCTGCAAGACCTGTTTCTGATTGTGAATAAGTTGCGCCATAATTAAATTTCAACGAATCAGCAGGCGTATATAAAACTATACTATCTGAAATATAGTTGTGTGTTGCGTCAACTTTTGACATGATACCAGACTTAACACCTTGTAATTTCTTTTCGTAACCAGGTTTAGTTTTTAATTTTTCTATTCTACTTGATGATGTTTTGTTAGTTCTAACTACTGTACTAGGACTTTCAACATAATTCATTGTGTATTCATCAACGTAACTTGAACCAGGTACTATTTTCTCACTAACAAGTTTGTCATTTGTTTCTATAATTTTACCATTTTGAAATGTTTGTGATTTAAATTTAGATGATTGATGCATTACAACATCAAATATAACATAGTGACCTTCACCTAAATTTGTTGTTTCTTGTGGATAATAAACTGTACCATATTGATATGGATTATTTGTTGCATCCATATGAGTTAAAGGTCCAGTTGAACCTATTTCTAGTGGTGATTTATTAAGTAGTTTAGCGGCAACTTTACTAGTCTGTGCTGTAGATGTAAAACTATTTGCAATTCTATTACCTATAGAATTAACAGCAGCCGTCTTAATAATGTTTGATACTTTTGATGTCCAAGCCATTTATTGTCCTTATATATATTGTAATATTTATACGTTATGAGAAAGAGTTACAAAGGTTTATTTAGACCTACAAATCCTAGTAAATACATTGGCGATCCTAATAGAATAGTATATCGTTCAAACCTTGAGCGTAAGTTTATGCGTTACTGCGATACCAATGATGGTGTATCTAAATGGGCAAGTGAAGAGTTACCTATCGTGTATCGTTCACCACTTGATAAAAAAATACACAGATACTTTCCTGACTTTATACTACAAACAACTGCTGGTAAAAAATATATGGTTGAAATAAAACCATCTCGTCAATGCAAACCACCAAAGGCACCTAAAAAGAAAACTAGGGCATTTATGCGTGAAAGTTTAGAGTATATTAAAAATCAAGCAAAATGGAAAGCAGCAAAATATTATTGTGATGAAAATAATTTAGAATTTAAATTAATTACTGAAAAAGAATTAGGTATATATTAAACAACCATACCAGCATGTATTTTAGCAAATGTTTCATCTGGTTTATTGTTACTAAATCCTGCAATTGTTGTACCTTGTGATGACTGATTTGTTTGTTGTGCTGTATTATTATTTACAATATTGATAGGTGCTTTTCTATCTAAGTTAGGTGTTAAATCATCACTTGATTTCATTTGTGTTGACACTAAACTATCAATAGTATTATCTGTTTTATAGTTCTCTAACATTTTTTTAAACTGATCTTCGTTTACTATCTTAGGTAAGTCTTCATTTCCAAAATCAGATAATTCTTTTTGTGTTACAGCGGCAGCCATTTCACTTTCACCTTTTGCCTCTAACATTTTTTGTTGAGTAATAATTGAATCTTCAATGGCACCTATTTTTTCTTTTTCTTCTCTTTCTTTTTTCATTTTGGAAGTTTCAAGTAAAGTACCAAAGTCACCCAAACCTGGTATTTCTCTGATTAATTTAATAATACCATTGATTGCATCTTTGAAAAAATCTGTAAACATTGTAAAACCCTCTTTAAAAAAGTCTGCAATCTTACTTGGTATTTCTTTTATAAAGTCTGTAACTTTGCCTAATTTATCTTTGAACATTAGTATTACACCAATGACACCTACAATTGCAAGTCCAATTAAAACTCTTGTTGATTTAAAAAATGCACCTAAAGCACGTAAACCTTTACCTACATTTTTTAAACCTTTACTTAACATACCTTTAGGTAAGAAAAATGCAAATGTTTCTTTTGCATCTTTTAAGTTTTCACTTATTTGTCCAAAACCTTCTTTAAATGCTAAGAATGGTGCTTTAAATTCGTCTAGTAAACTTTGTAAGAAACGTGGTCTTTCTTGTCTATCTGCACCAGTTGAAGCAGTTTGTCTACCAGTTGTTTGTTCTAGTTTTTGAATATTTTGTTTTGTTTTTTCTAGTGCCTCTGTATCAGCAATTATTTTTTCTCTTGTAATTTTCTTTTCTCTATTAGATAAATTATCTTTTTCTTGTAATTCTTTTCTATTTGCTTGTAATCTTTTTTCAATAGTTTCTTTGTTTTTAACTTCTTTATCTAACTTTAAATTTTCTTGTCTGATTTGTGCCTTTGTTAATACTTCAACCTCTTTAGTCTGTTCATTAACTCTTGCTAAAATATTTTCTTCTCGTAATCTCTCAACAACCATCATAGATTTTTCTGCTTTTTCTTGTCTTTCTCTTATGATGGTTGCGAGTTTACTATTGTAATCTTCTAAATTAATTCCTAATTTTTCAATTAACTTTTCTACCTGTTGTATATTACGACTAAATGTATTGATAGGACCTTGTTCTATCTTCTTTGTTAAGTCTTCAAAAACTTTCGGTATGTTAGGTATTACAGATGCTGTAGTAGCCTTTATAGTTTGTTTAGACTTTTCAAATATAATAGTTGCAAGTTCTTCAGCGGCTCTTGTAACTCTACCTTTATCGTCTGAGTCAGGTGCCACTTCATTTCTATTGTAGTCTGTAACAGGTATTGCCATTATTCTTTATTCTTAACCTTTGATGGTTTACCATTTACATATATTGCAAACCACCCAGCACCAGCACCAACAACTACTGAAACTAACCCAGCCTGTGCGTTGTTTGGATTTTCTAGTGCCATAAACCAATTGATTACATCTAAAAATGCCCACCCATAAGCGATCATTAATAGTCTTGGTACTAATCTCCAGTTTGACATTAATTCAGGTATCTCTACCTCTATAAAGTGCCACACTGATTTACAACCATGTTTGAAACCATTCCAACCAGTTGTAAGCATGTTTTTTAAAAAGTTCATTTTTGTTGTGCCTCTCTTTTTATTCTATCGTTTTCCTCTTTAATCCAATTAGTTAACATTTTAACGTATATATCACGTTCCCATGGTATTAAAGATTCAATCTCTCTTAACGAATATTTATGATGTTGAATGAGTGCAAAATTAATTTCGTAGTAGGCCTCTAGGCTGTTGTGGGAGAGGCATATGCGAAAAAATCTGCTAATCCTTCAAAGGTTACTTTACTTTTTACCTTTGTTTTAGGATTCTCAACTTCTATTTCATGCCTTAATCGTGGCATGGTTTCAAAGAATTTTCTCATTTTATCAAATTGATTTTGTGATAAACCTTCTACAAATGTTTTTAGTTCAGCCTTTGTACTATCTTTTGCTGGATAAGATTTTTCTCCCTCGTAAATGTAATCAATACAATTTATGATAACATCAAAAATACTATCATAATTTAATTGATCTATATTTACGTTTGCCTGTATCTCATTCAACGTAGGATATTTTAAAACTAAACCTAGTTTTCTTTGTTCATCTAATAACACATTGTTAGTGTGTTCATCATCAACTTGAACCTCAATCTTCGAAATATCAACTTCTACATCAACATAAGTTTGTTTGTCGTCTGGACAAATAACTCTAAATTTTGAAACTTCACCAACTGACTTTGATCTAATTTGTAAAAACAAATATTCAATATCAAATGTTGGTAATTTATCAACGTCAATAGTTTCAAAAGTACATGCTCTTAAAACCTCTTTAGTTGCAATTTGTATATCTTTTTCTGTGCCTGTTTCTATGGCAGTCAATAAGACTTTTTCTTCCTTAACTAAAAATGGTCTGAATTGTACCTTAATATCTTGTGATGGTAAAGTCAACTCATATCTTGGTGTTTCTACACTTGGTAATGACATAATATCTCCTTAATATAATGTATTTATTACAGTTTCAGTGGTGGCAATTTAAAAGGTGGGAATGCTCTTCCACCTGTAATTTGTCCATATGGTACTCTTCTTCTTAATGCGTTCAGTACATCTCTACCTGCTCGTCTTGCTTCTGGTGGTAATTTACCTAATAAACCTGCTAAACCTTGTTGTTCTTTTATTGTTGGTACGTTACCTGTTGATTGTCCTAATTCTACTTCACCTGTTTTAGTTATAAAGAAGTTTACCCAATATCTAAAACTAAAATCAACACTGAAAGTTTGTACATCTGTTGTACCGTCATGTGAGTAATCCACTTTACTTAAATTTGTAGGATAACAATCAAATAGTTTTACACCATATGTTACATCATCACGTTCTTGCCTACTAGCAAATTGTCCTAATTGATATATTGTAACATCTGATACATAGTTTTTATAGTAGTTCATATTAAAACTAGTTGTACTGAAACCAGAGTTTTGCCACAACTCAAAATAAGTTCTTTCTCTTAAAAATTTGTCTGCATAAAAAGTTGCTGATATGTTTCCTGAATCAAAATCATAAACAACATTTCTTTTTGGTGAGTTACCATGTCTTATTTGTGCTGTTTTTGCTGTTCTATCTGGCATTGATATAGCACTGCAAAATGCTTGTACTCTTCTAGCATTTGCATTTTGATAACCTCTTAATTCTGTTGGTGATGGAAAAGCAAAATTAGTTTCTAAACTACTTTCAGTTAAATCAAAATCTCCATCAGGTATAGCGGCAGACACTTCTTCATCTGATAAACCTTTTGGTAAGAAAAATTCTACGTAATATCTATTTGGTCTTGCAAAACCTTCGGCTTCGTTAACATAGGATTGAAATCTTCCCATGTTAGTTTCTGGATTACCACCTTGTGATCTTTTTAGACGTGGATCGCCTGCTACATTGTCAAGTGATCTATCTCTCGGTATACCAATACGTACATCAATACCACCTATTCTTTTACCGCCTCTTAATATTGCCATTAGTATGGTCTCCCTTTTTTAAACTGTTGCACAGGTAAATAAATTGCCAATGCAGACTCGTCAAAATCTATTTTTAAAAAATTACTTCTTACGTGTGCAAATAGATATTTTTTTATAGTGTTTTTAACAAGTGGTATTCTTTTTACTCTATCGTAACTTACATCAAAAGTTGTCCTACTAGAAATTTTACTACTTGTAGCGTATCTTTGCAACTGTTCTAATAATCTAAATCTAGCAACTGGTGGTAGATAATGAAAGTTTATACCACTGAAACCACCTGATATTCTTTCTAAAGGTAATACAAGTGGAAATCTATCATAATATGGTAACACTTGTTTATATTTAGGGTCGTAAAAGAACATATTTAAACGACCAACACTAGGCGCCTGTAATAGTTTACCACTACGCATTAAACCAGGTCTAGTTACACGATTTGCAATAGTTCCTATTGCATTTCTGTACCAATTTGCTGATTTTCTTACACCACCTGCCTTATCTACTAGTGGATCTAATATACTGAGTGCCATGTGAATATTTATATAAAAAAGGGCACCGTTTCCAGTGCCCTTTCAAAGAATGAAGATGAGAGAGATTTTACTCTTCCTCAGCTAATTTACTAAAGTAAGATAACGTATCGTCATCATCACTAGCCGTAGGTTGAGTGACTTCATTACTTTTTACTGCACCGTTACTTTGAGGCGGGAGGTCTGTTTTGTCAACGGTTTCAGTATTTCTGGATCCACTAATTACCCTATTCAGTTTCTCTTTGAGTTCATCATAGGTTTTAAAGTTAGAGGCATCCAAGAAAGGTTTTAGAGGATATTGTTTCAACCAAATTGCTTTTATACTATCGTCTGTTTCTGCAACTTGACTTACTCCTTCAAACTCTGATTTATCATAGTTCCAATAACCATCAACTTTTCTGATTTTTAATTTAAAGTTTGCACCTTTCCAAAAATCAAATGGGTTGATTGCTTGTTCATCTTCAAAAGCGGGTTGCATTGCTTCTGTAATCTTATCAAATATTTTTTTACCAAATTTGTATAAGAAAACTTTACCCTCGTTTTCAGGATGTTTAGGATCACTAACAATTAAGATATTAGCATAGTATGATAACTTTCTTTTTCTTTTTCTAGCGATTTCTTTATCACTATCTACACCAGTATTCCATAGTCTAGTATTCTCTTCACTTACTGGATCTTTTTGATTTAAAGTAGTTAAACTATTTTCAATATACCAACCACCTTTATCTTGGAATGCATGTGACCATACTCTTTGCCAAGGTAGTTCTTCACCTTCTACAGCAGGTAAGAATCTAATAACAGCATAACCGTTACCAGTTTTATCTAACTCTGGTTTCCAAAATCTGTCGTCTTGGTATTTGTTTGTTGTTGATTTCTCTTCGGGATTCATTGACTTCTCTAACGCCTTTGTTAGTGAGTCAAAGTTACTTGATGATGATTTTAATGTATCAAAATCCATATTTATTTCTCCTTATTAATTGTGTTCGTTGTATTTGTGTTGCCTGTATAATCGGCATCATAGTTATTTATAAGACTTCTTATTCTTCTTTAACCATTCTTTAGGACTTTCTCTCCTAGGTAATGATCTTTTAATAAGATATTCTCTAAATTTTTCTATATTGGTTTGTAACCAATCTAATAATCTATATATAAATCCATCAAACATTTGTCTATAATATCATAAACCGAGCATTTTGTCAAGCCTCTGATAGTCTATGTATTCTAGTCTACCTTCGGTTTTATGTCTTTGCCATTCTGGTAATTCTACGTTTACTTTGTCGTTTTCATGTATTCTCGTAAGACTTGTATTGACTTTGTAATATTTAATATTAGGTTTCCATGTCATTAATGTATGCCATTGATCTATCCAATTTACAGATGGTGTAACTGAATTGTGAGGTGTAACATAATGTCTTGTACCTTTATAAACATTATTTACTCTGTCATTTAAACTGTTTAAATCATGTCCAATCAAATATACTTCTTTAGGTTTTTCTATATTTGTTGCAACCCAACCAGATGATGCACCCGCAGCCCAACCATGGTCTTTATAATCAGGTGCAACTTTATTAATAGAGGTAACCTTATCAGGTTTTACCCAACTAATTGCCAATTGATTTGAATTAACATATTTTTCTTCTATCTTACCTGTCTTATGTAGTATCTTAGCAAGACCACTTAAATTGCAACCATGCATTACAAACTCATCACTGTCGCCTTTTTCGTTTTCTTTTTTAACATCCCATTTTGCCAAAGCGTCTTGTTGTACTTTATCTAAACCTGCATAAACCATCATATCATAATGCATTTGAGGTACAGGTGTCCAATCTCTAAAATAACAAACATTGTCTTTTGCATAACCACTATGATAAATCTCATGCATTATACCATGGTCAACTGATACTAACGCATCAGGTTTAAAATCTCTATACAGAGCATTACAACCATATATTTTACCATGTGATCTTAATTTCTCTAAATCAAAATCTTTACGACTTTCTCCATTACCTATTAAAAATACTTTACTCATACAAACCAACTTATTAATGTGTATCTGTCTTTATCAAATACTTTACTTACTCCATGTTCATAACCTAAACCATCAAAGAATATACATCTACCAGTAATAGGTTTTATCTGCACATCATCTTTAATATATGTATTGCCACCAAAGTATTCATCATTCAAGTATAATACAGTTGCCACTTTATATTTTATTTTTGTTTTTGTAATATCAAAATGTGGTGCCATAAACATATCTGGTTTCCATTTTACAATTTCTACATTGTAAATTTCTAAATCTTTACCAATACTGTTTTTTACATAATCTATTTTTTGATTAACTACTTTATCTACCGTTTCATCTGTCTTAGGTAAAAATGGTAATATTTCTAACTCACCTGCATCTACAGGATGAAATCTTTTTGTTTCTAATTCTGCGTTTTTATGTAGTTCAATTAAATAACTACATGTATTTACATCAATAAAATTATCTTTAATATGTAAAAACTTATCCATTTTTTACCTCAAAATTAAAAGACAATGATATTCTTTTATCATCACTTTTGTTTCTTGTTACAAAATGATTTATTGAAGAAGGAAACAATATAAAGTGACCTTCATGTGGTAATATAAATGATCTTTTTTCTTTTACTTCGTTTTGATGATAATCAAATACAAACTTACCAGCACCATCAGGTACTTTTATATAGTAAACTGCTGACATATTATCAGGATCACCATGGTTATGTGTGTTTGTACTTTGATTTTTTTCGTGTATATGTGACCAATGTTCAACCATACTTAATTTACAACCTGTTGCTTTTTGAAATTCATTACTAATGCCAACTGCAACTTCCATAATATCTTTGTTAAACTCTATTAACGTATCTTCATATCTGGTGTCCGTTTCATCATCTGACATACGTTCACCAAATTTTAAAATATAATTTGCTAACTTGTCATTGTCAATATGATCTAATGAACCATAATAATAATCTAGTGTTGTCAAAGTATGTTTATTTAACATTATCTCTTTTCGTGTTTTCGGTGACCCTTATGTGACCCCATGTAGTAATCGCCTGGTTCATAATCCCAAACTTTACCATGATGTCCTCTAATGTCTGCCCAAAACATTCTGCATTTTACTATAAATGTTCGCCAAAATGTTCTTCTTGCCATTATTCTCCCTCTACAAATACCTGTTTTAATATTAGTTTACACGTTACTTCATTATATCTTACAAACGATTTCATTCTGGTAAGCGTAGATTTAATCTTAGGCCAGACAACTTTTTCTGCAATCTCTTTATCCCAAGTTTTAGTAAACGATATGAAACGATCCATGATGATGAGCGTTTGTAATCCAAGTTTCTTTTGTAGAAATAATTGTAACAATCTTGGATGTTGCCCACCATGTACCCGTAAACCATCATCAAAAGAAATGCCACGAGAAACAAAGTCATCACGGACCAGTATGCAATCTGATTTAAAATGATACTCAAAGGCGTCTTTACGTTTCTTATAATCCAAGTAAACACTTTCACCATCTTTGTCCAACAAATTTCCAATCCATCCTTTACTGTCTTTAGTAAAGTTGGCGATAAAGAAATCAAGTATTTCATTTTCTGCATATTTTTTACTCAACTTGTGAAAAAAGTACCTATCTTTTCTCTTTGTAAAACTTTCTAAGGTGGCATTTACCTTACCACCGTACTGTGTATAATCGTATTTAGTTGTGAAATGTAGTTTTACTGCTAAATAAATTTTATAAACTTTAAAACCATCATACGCCATCAGAAACCCCAACTCACATACGAGTATCTAGTACCATTTTTAATCTCTTTTACTTCATGTGCATAAATGAAATTAGATGGAAATAATAATATATCACCTTGTTTTAATTTTACTTCATAGTCATTATTAAATACAAACTCACCACCTTCATAATTATCATTTAATACACCTACTACAGATAGTATAGGTATACCTTTGAAATTACCATCAAACAAATCTCTAATGTGGTCAAAGTGTTTTCTCATCTTTGTTCCAGATGAATATTTGTTAAATCTTACAGGCGATATTGTGTATATAAATTCTTTTGTTCTATCTTCGTCTGATTGTCCATGTAATTTTTGATAGTCTTTAACTGCTGAAACTATAGGTTTTACAATTTTTTCTCTTAACTGTGGATGTTGTACTGTTTTTAAAACATCTAATTCTTGTTCTTTTTCACTACGAATATTACCAGTGGCACCATACCATTGGTGTTTTTCCCATTGCATTTGATCTATTTCTTTTATCAAATCTTCACAAAATGACTTTGACAAATAGTTTTGTTTAAATATATAATGGTCGCAAGTTTTCATATAGGCAATTTACCTGACTTAGGAAAATAGTTTAGATTTTCTGCGTCTAGTTTGATTTTTTCTTTTAATGACTTATTGATAAGTGAATTTACCGTGCCTGTGTCTATATCATTTTTATCACAATAATGCACTACTGCTTCAAAGTGTGTAAGGCGTTTTTCTTTTACTAACTTCTCTATTATTAGAGCAAATTCTTTTGAGTTCATGTTGTATATTATATCACATTTTGACCATAAGGTCAAGCACTAGGGCGCCTTTCGGCGCCACAAGTTTAACTTTTGTATGCGTCTAGTGTTCTTTGAAATTTACCTGCATGAGATTTCTCTGCCTTTGCAAGTGTTTCAAACCAATCAGCAATCTCTTCAAAACCTTCTTCTCTGGCTGTTCTTGCCATACTTGGATACATGTCTGTATATTCATGCGTTTCACCATGTATAGCAGATTTTAAGTTTGCCTCTGTTTCACCCATAGGTTCACCTGTAGCAGGATCACCTACTTCCTCAAGGTATTCTAAATGACCATGTGCATGGCCAGTTTCACCCTCTGCTGTACTTCTAAAAACAGAAGCAACATCTGGTGCGCCCTCTATATCTGCCTTTTGAGCAAAATACAAGTAACGTCTATTCGCTTGAGATTCACCTGAAAATGCATCTTTCAAGTTTTGTGCTGTTTTACTATCTTTCAGTTCCATATAATCTCCATTAATTAATGTGCCTGTATTCTGTTACTCGGTTACAGGCAACCGTTAGCAGTATTAAGCTGCCATCGCTAAGTTGTTAGCATTTATTAACAGTACGTTGTCAGCGATCAAACTCCAGTAAGTTTTAACTGTATGTCGAACCTAGTTCCACCCCTTAAATTTCATTGTTTAAATGGTGGAGTGGTTGGGTATTGCACCCAAGTCCATATCAGATATTATCTTACCTTCAACATTTAATTCGGTTTGGTCAAATCAAAAGTATGAAACAATATACATCTTTCTTTTTGATTAGGCACATCAACAGTTGCTAATGATTGACCGTTTTCTTCACTAATATAATATGTTACCATATAAACTGGTTGACCAGTTTCAACCATGCCCTCTCTACCTAATGAGATATGATAAGGTTTCATATTATAATGACTCATGTAATTATCAATTTGTTTTGGCGTACCACATAAAGCAGGTACTTGTGAAAAGTAGTATCTGCCTAAATCATTTTCGTGGTCTGCATTTACATTGCTAAAAAATAACAAACTAAAAATTATTAGAATTATTCTCATATTTCTCCTTGTAACAGAGAAATTATGTCTTACTTTTGACTTTATTTTTCTGCTCTTCTTCGAAATATTTATAAAACTCTTCAATGGTTTTTTCTAATTTAGGTATGTAATCTTTCTTTTCTTTTACATATGGTACCATTGTGCCATCTTCACCTGCAATTAATATAACAATTTGATCTATGGGTTTACCAAAGGTCTCTTCATACATTAACGCATAAGCAGTTGTCTGCAAAAAATAATTTTCTACCCACGCTTCTAGTCGTTCTTTGTTTGCTGTTTTAAAATCTATTACAGATAATTTACCATTATATTCTGCAATGCAATCTACTTGACCTGCAATAGTTAACTTAGGACTATGCATTACAGTTTCTAGTAAATGAATATTTTGTATTTGATCTAAGTAAGGTTTCATCAACTTAAATAAACCTAATGGTAATACACTTCTTTCACTAGGTGTTTCACCTTTTAAATAATTCTCTACAAGTTTGTGAGTTGCTGTACCACGTCTAGCGGCTCTACCCATTTCCCAATTGGCAACATCATGTCCAATTTTGTTTCGCCACTCGTTTATACCGTCTTTACTGTTTATTGATAAGACAGTTGTTACAGATGGATAATGTTTACCATCTATATCGTACATTCTTTTTCCATCAATCTTTTTTGATTTTGCTTCTGATGGTAGTTTTGTTTTATCTAATTCTATAAATTTAAATTTGCTCATTTTAATTACCTTTCGTATGCGTATAGACGTTTAATATAACATATGTAGGGTAAAAAGTCAAGCCTAGAAGTGATTGATATTTAAAACTAGTCTATAATCTGTATTTGTATGAGTAGTTCCCGTGTGTTTCATATGTGCTGGAAAAGAAACAAGTCTATTTTCTTTACTTTCTACCTCATCACCATTCTCAAATATGGTCTTGCCGTCATTACTATTTAAATAAAATATAGATGTCTTGCATAATGATTCAACATCTTTATGAAATTCAAAAGGTTTGATTTGATGTGATTTTGGACTAAAGTTTAGTTTAACTCTTACTAAAGATTGGACTTCTAATTTCTGAAATATTGGCTTTAATATTTCAAAGTGACGACTATTGATTGTATCGTTTGAATAAAATATATGAACAAATTGATAGCTTGATTCTGTAGGACTAGATTTCCCTTGGCAGTAAAACCAAGGAAAGTCCTCATCATTTAATATATAATTTTTAATATTATTAAATGTTTCATTATCTAAAAAATTATCAAATATTTTAACCACGATATTTCATAAACATATAATTAAGTTCGTCAGGAGTTCAGTATTCGTAAGGTTCGTACTGTGTCTTACCAAATGTATTTCTGAAAGCTCTCAATAGTTCTTTTCTATTACCTTCTTTTTTGTAAGATACATGGACCCACCCACTGTTAGGTTCATCTGGACCTTTCCAAAACTCTAATATCATTTGGTCATAATCTAAATTTTCATTTATCCAGATTACCAATTCCTGATTGGACACTCCAAAGATTTCAAAATCGGCCGCTTGGCCTTTGGCATGCTGTGAATTTTTACTTGAGCCGATTGCCTCACACAGTTCTGCCGAACGGAAACCAGATGATACACTTACAACTTTGCCGTAGTGATCTCTTACTGGTTGTAGCACTTTTTCACATAATAATTTTAGTGAATTAATCTGATCCTCGTTTGGATTATTATTAATACCCTTACGGTCTGCCGTTTGACTTGCGACTAACTCCTTAAGCGTAAAATTTTTGCTTAATTCCATTTAATTTATCCTTTGCTTTTAACTTTAACTTTTTAAGATGACGTAGTTCCATCCAACTTGTAATTGATCTATCATTATTTCTTATTTCTTCAACTTCATTTACTTGTCTTTTGAGTAACTTATGTTCCGCTTTCGCTTGCATATTTTTATCCCCTTGTTAGTTTAAGTATTTTCTCTATTTGTGCCTTAATAATTGGACCTCTATTTGGCCAATGTATATAAGGTTCATCACTTTTACTTAGATTATATAAAAAAGGTAATATAACCTTTTCTATATCTTTAAATTTTGCCTTAGTATCTGCATCAGTTATTTCTTTTGTAATAGTTTCTTTTTCAGCAGTTATCTGCATAATTTCATTCATCATGCTTTTTATATCTGCAACATCTGATTTTACTTTGGCAATCTCTAAATTCGAATCTTTTAATAAATTAGGATCAATAGCTGGTTGACTATCTGTTTCAGGTTTACTAGAAACAGGAGTAAAACCCCAATCTTCATTGAGATCAAAGTCCCTCATATAATCTGGTATATCTGCCATTACTTTTTCCTCGCTAAATCTTTTCTACGTTTTGCGTGTTTCTTTAACACTTGTTCTGTTTGAGATTGTTTTATAGTTTTTTTACCATATCGTTGTGCAAGTGGACTATTAGGATGTGCCTCTGCAATTCTACTCATATTATCTTTCCAACCACTATCTTGTTTGTAAGATAAACCTGATACTCCACTAACTATATTTATTTTATGAATAACTTGTGAAATATGTTTATTTTTTTCTAAAAACTCTTCCATTTCAGATATTGACATATAATCGTCATATTGTTTTTTTGTTCTTTTATTATAAAATGTATATGTCGGCATTATTTAAAATATTTGTTTATCATTTCTAATTGGTCATCATATTCAGCAATAATTTTTAATTCTTTTTCTACTGTTTCTAAAATGTCAGGATGTTCAGCAACTCCTGTAGGATTTTGTAACAAATTTTCTACATTCATTCTGTGCTTTTCAATATGTCCTTCAGCATGTTTTTTTATTGCTTCTATAAGTGCTGGTCTCATTTTTTTCTCCTAAAAATAATTAAAGTTAATATTAACTCTTGTTTTTGTGTTTGTACAGTTTGTACTATTATGTAATTTGGATGAATCAAATAGTAATAATCTATTTTCTTTACTTTCTATTTTATCATCACCAATCTTAGTGTAACCGTTATTTGTATTTAGATATAATATAGCACCCTTATGTTCATAATTAAAATCTTTATGTGGACTATGTTCTACAAATTTATTAATATTTGAATACATATTTGCTTTTATTCTAATTAATGATTTAGGTTTTAATATATCTAATACAGGTAAAATTAAATCATAATGAGTTGAGAATGGTTTGCAATAATCATATAACATATGAATAAAATAGTAATCATCATTACTATCACCTTCAAAAGCAACCTCTTCATTATAAAACCAAGGAAATAAATTACTTAAAAAAACTGATTTTATTTTATTGAAATCACTTTCACTAAGAGCGTTATCAATCACTTGCATTTGTTTCGCTGTCTTTTAATCCTTTTCTCAATATTTCTTCTTCATTGATTGTATAAAGTCTTAGCATATTTTTTTCTTTTGCTAATCTTTCATCCCTAAATTTTTTTGACATTTGCCTACTGACTTCTAAATCATCTTCACGCATTTGCAATACCCTCCTTGTACCATTTAGGCATAACTGCACCATGTTTTTCCCACTTAGCAAATCTTCTTTTTTCTAAGATATAATATTTTCTGTAAGATGCAACACTATCACCAGGTACTTTACAATGTTCAGGCATTGCTGGTGTAGCGTCTGTACCTATAACATTGATAGGTGCATTTTTAGGTGGGTGTTTTAGTAGATCAGCAAGTTTAGTTATTGATACATGGTCTGTATCTTTTTGCCATCTTAATTTGTATTCTTCGTTAAGTGCTAAAAAGTGATTAAACAACCATGTATAATTATATGCTGACTTCATAACCCATTGTGTACTAGGGTGTTTGAGCCAACCTGCTTTGTATATGATTGCTTCTTCATTAGAATTATCTAGTCGCCATCTTTTTATCTTACGACCATTTTTAGTTAAGTCTGTATATTCTGTACCATCTAATACTCGTTTAGCAGTACATAACATTTGAGCAGACTCTAAAATCATTTTGACAATATGTTTATCACACATCATCTGAGCTGCTTTAACTGGATCTTTATCTACATAAAATATATTCATTAGTGAATTAACCTCCTCATTACATAATCTTTCATGTTATATTTTTTCGCTAACTCCATAAGTTTGTT